TGGAGCAGTATCTCTCAGTCGTCTCACCTGTACCCACGCACGACGAAGTTGCGGTTCCTGCCTTCATACTGAAGGCCCGCTATTTCATCGCTCGTGTGTTGGGGCGGTTTGACTGGGAGTCTGCGGCACCTTTCTGTGGGTTCGGCCCAGGTGGGACAACCCATCTGAAGCGGAAACACGGGGACGTCTACTTCAAACTAGGGACAACCCTAGGTGTGACACCGAAGGCTCGCCCTCGACTTGAATCTATGCTAAAGACGCATTTCCCGATGTGGTGGAACTACATCGACGAAGGTGGAACGCGCATAGACGAAGTTTTGGGCAGTCGGGTTACCACTGTACCTAAAGATGCGAAGACAGACCGGCCTATCGCCGTCGAGCCCTGCGGGAACATGTTCCTACAGAAAGGCATCGGCGGCTTAATTAGGAAACGGCTTCGCACGGTCGGACTTAACCTTAACCAGCAGCAAGTTGTGAATCAGATGCTAGCCATGCTTGGTAGCATCGACAACTCACTTGCGACAATCGATCTGGCATCTGCCAGTGACTGCGTCAGCCTTGGTCTAGTTCGACTCCTTCTCCCGGACGATTGGTATGCCGCTATTGCGGAGACCAGGTCGCCATTGGGTTTACTGCCTGATGGCTCCTATATTTTGTTCGAGAAGGTGAGCTCTATGGGGAACGGGTACACGTTCGAGCTGGAGAGTTTAATCTTTCTGGCTCTAGCGTACGCCGTTACACCCAATGCTCAGGTAAACGTCAACATAGCGGCTTACGGGGATGATCTAATTGTTCCTCGCGAGTATGCTCCTTCGCTTATTCTCGCCCTTGAGTGGGCGGGCTTCCAGGTTAACACCCGGAAGAGCTTTATTGAAGGTCCGTTCAGGGAATCGTGCGGTAAGCACTACCTGATGGGTGAAGACGTTACGCCAATCTACGTCAAAGAACCGATTAATAGCCCCGAAAGGCTTTATTGGTTCTGTAACTCTCTTCGCCGTTGGGCGACAAGAAAGGAGAGTGACAGTAGCACGGTTTATCCCGCCTGGGCGGACGGCGTACGCCGCCTGCCTAAGGTTCTCCGTACCATCCGAATTCCGGATGGCGTGGGGGATAATGGCCTAGTCTCTAACTGGGACGAAGCCGCACCGTGGTTCGACCGTAAGCTCCAAAAGCTGGCTTTCACCACCTTCTCACGTATCACAGAAGAAACTGTGGCGTACGAAGGACGCGCCGGAGAACTGGCGTGTTTGTGGAGGCTTGATGCTCTAGGGGCTGAACTGTCCGTGACATCACGTCATGGGAAGACGGCCGTAGGCGTCCGTAGCTATGCGTCCGGTGTTAAAGCACACACCGGCGAATATCGTGTCCATACTGGGCACGTCTACGAGTGGACCCGCGTGTGCCCTTGGTAAGGCGCACGTTTCATTTGTCGTTCTCCATAACGACTGGGACCCGTTCGATTGAACGGGCGGACATCTAGTCCAATTGAGAGGTCGCC